GGGAATGTGTTGCCCATCTCCGACCGGAGAATGGTACAGATGCCCAACGTGCAACGGCGAGGGGATGGTGAAAGGATCAACGGTGGAATAAAATAAATGCGCCTCACCTCCATCACCTCCGCCGCCTCCGAGTCCGGCAAGGTCGGCGGGTACATCACCCCGGCGAGGTTCGCGGTGGACGAAATCACGTTCGCCCATGACGTAAGCGCCCGCCAAGAATCGTTTGACCCGTCCCTCACCCCATACTTAATGCCGGTGCTTGAGCAGTGGGATTTCCGCGGCAAGGGGCATCGGGAAATTGTGGTGATGGGGGTCGAGCAGACGGGCAAAAGCCTGTCATGGATGACGGGGTTGATATGGAGCTTCGAGCATGAGCCGTGCTTGAGCATGGTTGTCTATCCGTCGGATGACAAGTGCGACGAGGTGAACCGCTCCAAACTGCAACCCATCATGCGCTCGGTGCCACGGCTTGCGGCGGGCCTTGCCGCCCCCATGTCGAAGGCCAAGAACCGCTACAACTTCCAGACGTTCATATCCTACTTCCAAGGCGCGGTGGAGAGGATCAGCGCCCACTCGGCACGGATACGGATAGCCGACGAGGTTGACGACTGGCTACAGGTCGAGGGCAAGGAGGAGTCGCCGAAGCTGGAGGACTTGCGCAAGCGCGGGCGCACGTTCGACGATTCCATGCTGGCCATAGTCAGCAGTCCGAAGGGCAACAGTCCGATCATAGCGCCGGAGTTCAAGAAGACGAGCCAGGGCTACTGGCATCTTCGGTGCAAGGGGTGCGGTGAACTTACCATGCGGAGCGCCGATGTCCACCACCTCCAGTTCGAGACCACCGGCGACGGCGGCAAGGAACCCAAGCAGGCGGTACCGGGATCGGAGCGGCTTACCTGTCCGGCCTGCAAGCATGAGCACGTGTATGCCGACGCCCGCGAGATGAACATGGGGGGCGGGTATGTCCACAAGGTGCCGGAACTGGTGGGCAAGCGTACGGGGTTCCAGTGGGGCGCGTTGGCTTCGCAATGGGGGTCGCTCGACTGGACTTACATTGCCGAGAAGCAACTGGCGGCGTCATCCCGTGGACTGGTTCGCGACCAGGCGAACTTTGACAACAGCATACGCGGCCTGCCGTTCCGGCCTCGGAGGATAGACGCTCCGGCGGTGGTAGCCATCGAGTCTCACCGGGGGCCGCTTCCGGCGGTTGATGATATCGAGGCCGTGCTGTTCGCGGCTGACACGCAGGACGATTGCTTCATGTGGATAGCCCGTGCCGTCCTCAAGAACGAGTCAACGGCATTGGTGGGGCATGGCAAGGCGGCGACCATCACCGACCTCGACGCCGCGCTCCGCGCCGAGTACATGGGCGTTACCCCGCTGCTTGGCATCATCGACGAGGGGGGCCACCGCGCCAAGGAGGTGCAGGCATTCGTCTTCGAGCGGGCCGGGCTGTTGTCCTACAAGGGCAACCCGCGCATCGGCAAGCGGTGGACTATCAGCAGGGAGAATGCAAAGCTCCTGCTGGCCATGCCGTCCACCTACCAGGCCGAGCTGCTCTACTACGTCTACACGCAGGACGACAGGGAGAAAGCATACTGGTACCTGCCCGAAAATATTGACATGGAGTATATCAAGCAGTTAGCCGCCGTCCACGAGAACGCCCGCATCCGTGGAGGAGACCAGTATGAAAACTGGCAGGCCACCGGCCCAGATCACTTCTTTGACTGCGAGAAGATGTTCCTCGCGTTGGTGGACTACGCCAAGGCCAACATACCGGCCAAGCACTGGCGCTCCGGCTCGCCGGCATGGATGCCGAAGGCAAAGCCACCGAAGCTAAAACCGCGCCGGCATGGCAGCACTGGCGGCTGGCTTTCCCGATAGATTTAGTTGACGCTCCGCTAAAGTAAAAGGCGCGGAGTGTCGATATGGCTGCTGCTTCTGTTCCGTCCGTCGAGCCGACTTCCTTCCATGTCGGCGACACCGTCACCTGGAAAATCAGCGTCGGCGACTACTCGGCGGCTGACGGCTGGACTCTCAAATATTCGCTGGTCAACGCCAATGGGCTGATCAGCATTTCGTCTGCCGCGTCCGGCTCCGACCACTTGGTTGAGTTGTCCGCCGCGACCACCGCCGCGTACATTCCCGGCGAGTACTCGTGGACTTCATATGTCGAGGGCGGTTCGTCAGAGCGCTACCACATCGGCTCCGGCACCATTACGCTAGGGGTCAACTACTCCGCACAAACACAGTACGACGCCCGCTCCTGGGTAAAGATAACCCTCGACGCCATCCGCGCCCGCCTCTCCGGCAACGCCAGCACCATGCAGCTTGCCCGTCGCGTCGGAGACCTGTCTGTCAACGAGATGAGCCTGGCGCAGTTGCTGGAGTCCGAGTCCACGCTTGCCGCCAAGTACGCGGATGAGAAGGCGGCTGACGACCTTACCAATGGCCGCCCACGCGCCACAAAAATCAAAACCGCCTTCGTGTCATACTAGGGGTGACCATGCGCCTATTCGGTTTAGAGATTGGCCGTGCCAAGAAAAACAGTGACGCCCGCAAGCGGAGCTTTGCCGCCGCGAAGGTGTCCAATATGGTGCGCGACTTCACCACATCGCTTGAGAACATCAACGAAGATATCCTCGGCGGGCTGCAAAACCTCCGCGCCAGAACGCGGGACAGGGCCAAGAACTCGTCATGGTTCCGCAGGTATCTCGAAACCAGCCAGCGGAACATTATAGGCCCGAACGGCATTCGGCTCAACGTCAGGTCAAAGAACCCCGACGGGAAGATGGACGCTACAGCCAACAGCAAGTTGGAGGCGGGCTGGAAGGATTGGGGCAGGGCGGAAAACTGCACCTCGTCCGGGGGGCTGACTTGGCATGATATCCAGTTGTTCGCGGTGCGCTCCATGAAGGTGGACGGGGAATTTTTTTTCCGCAAGGTGAGGGGCAACGTCAACCCCTACGGGTTCGCATTGGAGCCGCTTGACTCGGCCCTCTGCCCTGTGCAGTATTCGATAGACAAGGGCGCAACCAAGGTTGTACAGGGCATCGAGTTCGATTCATTCATGCGCCCTGTGGCATACTACTTTCACCGGAACGTGTCAAGCTGGCACACCAACAGCCAGCCGCCGATCCGCATCCCGGCCAATGAGATTATCCACGGGTTTGTGACCGAAGGGGCCGGACAGGTTCGCGGGTTCCCCGACGCCTGCGGCGCATTGCTTTCACTCCACATGCTAGACAGGGTTAGTGAGGCCGAGGCAATCGCCGTCCGGTTGTCGGCCTGCAAGATGGGGTTCTATGAGCAAGACAACGGGGCCAACGCGCAGACGCTTGCAGACGAGGCTTCGGCGGACGGCAGTGAATTGGTGTCAGAGATGGAGCCAGGCATCAATCAGATCCTTCCAAAGGGATTGAAGTTTAACGGGTTCGACCCCAAGCATCCAACCGCTAACTATGCCGCCTTCGTCAAGACGCAACTGCGAGAGGTCGCGGCGGGTCTACGCCTCTCCTACAATGACTTCGCCAACGACCTAGAGGGGGTGAACTTCTCGTCTATTCGCGGCGGAGTCCTGGCCGAGCGCGACAGCTGGATGGTTCAACAGCAGTGGTACATAGATCATCTCTGCCGCCCAGTCTACGGGGAATGGCTGAAGATGTTCCTGCTCTCCGGTGTGTCTGATTTACCCATGACGAAATATGACAAATTCCACGCCGATAACTGGTTGCCGCGCCGGTGGCAGTGGGTTGACCCCCTCAAAGACGCTAAAGCCAACCAGCTCATGCGCGAGATGGGCTGGAAGTCCGATAGTCAGATAGTCGGCGAACATGGCAACGACCGCGACGAGATTCTACAGCAGATTGCCGCCGATGAGCAAGAGGAAGTAGAGATGGGCGTATCATTGGGGGTAAGCCCCCCAATCGCGCCAGATGATTCAGTTGACAACCCGCCACAGAATGAGGAGCAGTAGTCATGCCGAAAATTGAACGCAAGAGGATTCCAGTCCAATTCAGGACGATGGAAATCGCCGCCCGCGAGGACACGAAGGAAACTCGTACCATCGACCTTTCATTCTCCAGCGAGGAGCCATATGAAAGAAGCGACGGTATCGAAATTCTCGACCATTCGCCGGAGGCGGTAAACCTCTCCCGGTTGAATAATGGAGCGCCGCTACTGGTTAATCACTGGATAGATGATCATGTCGGCGTAGTGGAAAACGCCCATATCGACGGTGATCATCGTGTTGGTCGCGCTACTGTGCGGTTTGGCAAGTCTGCCCGCGCCAAAGAGATTATGGATGATGTGATCGACCGCATCCGTCAGCATGTCAGCGTTGCGTATCGCGTCACCAAAAAGGTTGTTGAGAAGGCTGAAAATGGCATCGAAACATACCGCGCCAGTTGGTTCCCGCTTGAAATTTCATTCGCCTCTATTGCCGCCGATGACCACGTGGGGCCGGGGCGCAACGAAGAACTTAACCAGGACAACGAGGTTGAGGTTGTACGTCTAGACCCCGCCCCCGTGGAAACGCCCGTGGATGAACCGGAAGCGGCGTCGCCCGCCGAAGGCACGGAACCGCCCGCGCAGGACGAGGAAAAGCCCGAAGCCAAGGCCGAACCCATCACTATCACCAAAGAGGAAAAGACCATGAGCGAAGACAAGAAGATCGACGAAGTCAAGATCGACGAGAAGAAGCTTGAGCGCACCCGCGCTTCCGAGCTTCTCGCGATTGGCGAGCAGTGCGATTGCGCCAAGGAAGCCCGCACCGCCATCAGCGAAGGCACTTCCGTCGCCGACTTCCAGGGCTGGGTGCTGAAGAACAAGTTCAACGCCAAGCCGATGCCCTCTCCCGAAATCGGGATGAGCGAGAAGGACATGGATGAATGGTCATTCATCAAGGGCATCAAGCAGCTCTTGGAGGATGGCAAGGTGTCCGGGATCATCAAGGAAGCGTCCGACGCTGCTTGTAAGGTTTCCGGTCGCGCCAGCCGTGGATTCACGGTTCCCTACGACATCCAGAAGCGCGATGCCACCATCGGCACTGATGCCCAAGGCGGCTACACTGGCGCTGACAAGCTCCAAGGCCCGATGATCGAAGCCCTGCTCAACGAAATGATCGTCCCGAAGCTGGGCGCGACCATCCTCAATGGGCTGGCCGGCAACACCGCCATCCTGATTCCGCGCAAGTCCGCGACTGCCACCAGCTACTATGTCGCTGAAGCCGGAACCGTCACCGAGAGCCAATGGACGCTCGGACAGGTCAGCCTCACCCCGAAGACCATCGGCTGCTTCACCGACGTGACTCGCCAGCTGATTCTCCAGGGTGCGCTCTCGACCGAGCAGCTCATCCGCCAAGATCTGATGGAGAGCATCGCCCACGCCGTTGACCTTGCCGCGTTCTACGGCAACGCCGCCGGTACGACCACCCTGGCCACGCAGCCTATCGGCCTGCTGAACGACACCACGATCACCCGCACTGCCTTCGGATCGACCGCCCTCGGCGCGGTGCCGGACTATGCGGAACTGATCGGGATGCAGACGACCGTCGGTGCCGCCAATGGCTGGGGCCAGAAGATGGCATATGTGACCAACCACAGCATTCGTGGCGTCTTGAAGACGACCCCGTCTTCGACCGCGATTGCCGGTCTTGGTTTCATCTGCCAGACCGAGAATGGCCAGGACTACATCGACGGCCTGCCGTTGTACGTCACTAACAGCATCCCCAGCACCATCGCGCTTCCCAGCACCACGCTCGGAGCCGTCGGGGCGGGCCTGCTGTTCGGAAATTTCCAAAACCTACTCGTAGGTTTTTGGTCGGGCGTCGATATAAAGCTCGACACCGCAACAGGTTCCGCCGCCGACATCACTCGTATCCTGGCCTTCCAGGACTTCGATGTGACGACCCGTCAGCCCAGCGCGTTCGTCCGTGTGACCGACGCGAAGGCCGCAACCACCTAACCGAAACGGCAACAACTCCCGGCGGGGCGATCGCCTCAAACCGCCGGGATTCCCTCAACGAATGGGCAAGAAGAGACAGGAGGAAAAGATGGCCGAGGACAAGGGCAAGGGCAAGGTGATGGTCACTGGCCTGTATGGCCTGTGCCACTTCCCGGAGATAGGGGGACTGGGCGAGGGGGAGCCGTATGAGGGCGCACCGCTTTGGACGCTGAACGACTGGCCGGGGTGCCTGTCAGCCAGATTCTACAAACCGGCTCGCATCTACAACGTTCACGACAATTTGCAAAAGACAATCGCCAACCTCGGTGTGGACTTTGAAAAGCACATCGGCCAGCCCTACGACGCAATGATAGAGAACGGCGTTGAGATAGTCCTGTCCGAGCCGTGCGACAGGTTCCCTGACGCCACCATCTACCCATTCGAGGAAGTGAAGCAGGCGCTGGGGGTTGGGAATTGGTTTTTCTCCAGCTCGATAGTCTACCAGTTGGGCCATGCGTTGTATGAAGGATACAGCACCATCGGTCTGCGCGGTGTGTCAATGGCCAACGACGACGAATACTTCTGGCAGGCAATCGGCGTCCTGTACGCCATAAGGCTGGCCGAGAAGATGGGGAAGTACATCGACTTCCCGCTGCGCACATGGCTTGAGGAGAGGTTCACCGAGGATGACTACAAGTATCTCGTGGAGGGGACGGATGGGGCACCGCCGGAAGTCAAGAACGCGCTATACCGTTTCGAGAAGCCATACCACACCTTGAACCGCTACGAGCAAGAAGAAGCGGCAATCAAGGCGCTGGCGTACCGCAAGAAAATCCACATCTAGGAAAGGGACGAATCATGTACCGAGCAATCTACGGCGACGGCAACATCCGCGACTTCAATGCCGACGATATCGCGCAGGCGGCGAAGATGGCCAATGCTTACTCCGGCCCGATCTTGTCGGTGAAGCGCATCGACAACCAACCAGAACCAGAGGTTGTCGAGCCTCCGGAAGCCGACATCAAGTCCACCAACCGCATGGTGCTGACCGGCAAGAAAGTCCGCAATCGCAAGGAAAAATAGCGCATGAGTCAACTGGTTATAGCCGGTCTTTATGGCGTGAATCAATCGCCGCGTATTAGCGGCATGGAGTACGGTGGCGCGTACCATTGCGCCCCCCTGTGGGCGCTCAATGATTGGTTGCGTAGTCTCGCCGCGACATACCACAAGCCGGACAGGATATTTAATGTCCACAATAACATTAAGATAGTATATGACGACCAGGGTATGGACTTTTTCAAGCGTATCGCCACGCCGTATACGTGGGCGCATGAGCAGGCGGGCATATCCATCATGCTCTCGGAACCGTGTCCCTGGTTGCCGTTCGCGGAAGTATATCCATACGGCGGCGTCAAGGAACGCCTCGGCGTTGGTGATTGGTTCTTCTCGTCCTCGTTGTGCTACATGATAGGATTGGCCATATATGAGGGATACACCGACCTTGCCATCCGCAACTGCGCACTGTCCGAGGATGATGAATATAGTTATCAAGCCCTCGGCCTGTCTTATGCCATCCTCAAGGCCGAGCGCATGGGCGTCCACATTGATGCCCCGCTTCGCGATTGGTGGCTGGAGAGGTTCACCCGCGATGAACTGGTTGCACTGGTGGACGACGCCGCAATGGAAAGAGGGTATGGCCTCTCGCGAGCAGGCAGGCCATACCACACATTGCAATACTCCGAGCAAATGAAGTTGATTAATAGGGAGAAGGAACAAAAAAATGCCAGTGTCGTTTGACATCCTCGGATCGTTCTTTAATGACACCGGGTTCACCATCACGGCGACCATCGACAGTGTGGATTACACGGTCATAAGGATGCAAAGGGACGACTCAAAAATGTACACAGAAGACGGCGTGTCCTCTGATGTGGCGTTCTCCATCATCATTAAGGTGTCCGATAAAACCATTGTCGCAGACACACTTGTCACCATCGACGCAGTTGTCTACCGCGCCAAAACCGTACACCTTGACGGGGCGGGACTGACGCAACGGGTGGAACTGGTACAGCAATATGGCTAAAACAGATGTCAGGCTTGATGTAAAGATTGAGTCCCGCGCCCTCATGGCGAAGATGGCAAGGATGCAACGTGCGACCGGCAAGCAACGGGCCGTTGTGATCCGTTCCGCTATGGACTTATTTACCCAATCGGTGGTAAAGGCGACCCCCCCGCTTACCAAGGCGCGGGATTGTCAGACACTAAAGAAACGCCGCATCATCCCGGTATCCGAAGAGGAGTGCCAGACGTTCCAGTCGTTTGTCTCCAACCCCCGTAACCGCGTCAAGAACCCACACGCATTTTGGGAGTACATCCAGGCGAACTGGCCCAAAAATCACCCGTGGCGTAATGGCTACAAGATACACTTTAACAAGGCCCGCAACCGTTCGACCAGAATATATCCAAAGATGTCACAAGCTCGAAAGCACCAGCGTATCGATTATCGCAACCTCGGCAAATATACATGGATATCCGCAATGGCCCTCGCCGGTGTCCCAACCAAGGCGAAGCGCCCATCTGGCCAGGGGGTGATGGTTGCACAGGCATCGCGGATATCTGCTGGCAAGGGGCCGAGGGACGGAAGGCAGATATTTGTATCGGCATGGTTGCAATCTAAAGCCATCGGGATTGGGCGGTATGCGAAATATGCCGTAGCACAGGCACTACGAAAAACCAACACCAGGCTAAAACACGCACTACGGGCGGCTGAAAGAAAGGTGGCACGGGCATGAGTACCGCAAAGAAAATAGAGAAGACACTACAGGATGCACTGATTGCCCTGCTAGACGCAGATGCGTATATAATCGCCAACGACCTCCCGGTGCGGGCGTGGTACGAAACCGGCGAGAACCTCGCCGAATACCAAGTGCTTGTACATTCCAATCCTGCCACACCTTCACTTGCTACGGAAAGCGGGGAGGCGGCAGAGTGGCGGGTGCAGATTGACTTGGTGGCCTACACCTACACCACCAGCACGGAAACCCAGGGTGCCTCGACGGTGTACGAGTATCTATTCGGGTTTGCCCTGGCGTTGACCTCTGCCGCCATTGCTTCGGCGTCCGGCTTGACCATCACCGGCAAATGGATGGTGGACAACGCCGAGGCGTTCGACGAGAGATTTCGGGGCAAGGTTGCCTCGTTTGAAGTATATGCAAGTTGACAAGTCGCAAATAATGAAAGAAAAAACCCACCGAAAGGGAAAAGGCAATGGCCTACACAAGAGGAATCGTAACGACCGGCGGCGGGGGCTACGGGTATGTCCAGTCGATGGAACACGCCCAGCCGTCAGAGGTGCTGGACATCCAAGACGAGACCGGACTGACTCAAGTGCATACGCGCTACAACAAGCAGTCCACGGTTGAAGTATCGGCCAAGTTTAGCCGATCGGTGACGCTCCCGTCCATCGGGGATGGGATTTCACTAGCCGCCACCCCATCGTCATCGATGGTTGGCGCGTATTATGTCGAGGATGTTGGTGTGTCTGAAGTCAACACCGACGCCGCCACCGTCAAGCTGTCCCTCCTGCGGTTTGTAGAATCCGGTATTCCGACTACCTAGTCTCCGATGAAGGGAGATTGGGATGTCAATGCCCCGCATAGACTGGACAAAGGTTGACGCCGCGTCCGGCGCGCTGGACGGGGAAGACCTCGCCACGGAAGCGCTCGCTTGTCTTGGTTCGCGGATGTGCCTTAACGGCCTTCCTGTTCCCCAACCAACCGCCGGGGCCGTGGTGCTTCTCGCCGCCATCGACTCACCGTTGATGGTGAGGGATGCCGTAATATCGCCGCGTGATGTCCATATCGCCATGACTATTCTGCATGGCGGTGAGGCTGCTGTCTCTATGGCCGCGTCGCTCGTCTTGACGGGTGATGGTGGCGAGATCGAGATAAACGCTATGGCCGACATCGTGGCGCAGTCCGGTATTGACCCAGACCTAATTTCCGTCTACATTCGCCAACAGATTGCCAACTCATGTGCAGGGTTTGAGATGGTGCCAGGGGGGGGCGAGGAGGACGTTGGCGCGAAGCCGTTTGCCTTCGACGCCGAGTGGCTGGCGTTCTATGTGTCGCGCTTGTGTCCCGCCACTTGCATGGATGCCAACCGCGTAACATGGGAGCTTCCTTTGGTGTTCGGCGGGTTCCTGTTGTCCCAGCTCGCCAAGGCGGCAGGCGTCAAGGATGTTGGTCGTAAGTCCAACGACGCCGCCGCACTGGCAGAAATCAAGCGCCAGATGGAAGGTGATGCCGATGGGCGCGAATGATGTAAAAGTCAAATTCACCGGAGATACTGCTGGTCTATCCGGTAAGATATCAGCCATCAAGGGGCAGATAGGCAACCTTGCTGGTGCACTTGGCGCGGGCATTGGTGTCGCCGGTTTTGTTGCGTTTACCAAAAGCTTAATTGCGCTTGGCGACGAGATTGACAAGGGGTCGCAACGGATACAGGTATCCCGCGAAGAATACCAGAAGTTGACCCGCGCCGCCGACATTGCAGGATCAGCGATTACCACCGTTGAAAAGGCGTTTAAGACCGTTACCAACGTGGTGGACGACGCCGGACTGGGGCTTGAGACGGCAGAGGAGATGTTGGCACGGCTAGGCGTATCATTTGAATCCCTTCGTAATAAATCATCCATTGAGCGGTTTCGAGAGATAGCCGCCGCCCTTAATGAAATCACCAACGAGGGTGAACGCGCGGCGTTGGCTAATGATTTATTCGGACGTGGCGGCCAGGAACTGATGCCGCTAATAAATGCTTATGATGGTCTCACTGATTCCGTCTCTACTATGTCTGACGGGGCAATCCAGGCAAGCGCGGATCTGGTTGATTCAATCACGCGGATGCAGGCGGCTCTCGCCAGCATGGCGGCTGACACAGGATTTATCGGCTACCTTCGGGACATCTCCGAAGAGCTTGAAAACATCGTTAACCTTGACGATAAAATATCAAAAGCGGATGTCAACACCACGATGCGTGGCGGTTTTGGTGGATACCTCGACGACCTCCTAGAGCGCATGGGGCAACAACGGGTATTCAATAAACGCGGCACCACTAGTGGCGGTGGCGTTATGTTGCAAATGGGGCCAGCCGACCTTAAAAAAGGACAGGACGAAAAAAGGGCAAGGGAAGAAGAAAAAACGACTCGCGAGGAGGTTCGCTCGGCGCAGGACCTGAAGACCATCAACGATGCCGTCAACGCCGAGCAGGCAAAGGCTGATAAGCAACGCGAGAAAGAGGCGATAGCCCAAGAGAAGATTGCCAAGAAATTGCGCGAGTCCATCGGCGACCTTGAAGACAAGGCCCGTTGGCAGAAGATGATTAATGAAGGCAAGGCCAAGGAGGCCGCGCTGGAGAAGGCTATCAGTTCAGCCACAAGGAAGGCGGGAAGAACCCTTACCGCCGACGAAAGCGCTCGCGTCACCGCCGCCGCCACTAGTATCTTTGAGTCGGGCCGGGGCGAACAGGGTGGCCGGTCGCAAAGAGGCGCACCGGAGATATCTGATTCCATGCTCCGCGTCGGCGCTATGTTTGGTGGTGGGGCAAAGGATCAAGCCAAGGCCGCGCTTGACCGCAAGCGCAATGAACTGCTGGTCACCGCCGCCGATTCGCTGGTAACCATAGCCAACGTGCAACAGGACGGGACACTGCCATGAGCTTTCTAGCACCATCCGGTTGGGTGCGAACCACCGGCTATCCCCAATTCCGCAAGGGGAATATGGGTGGTTATAGTGTTATCGAGAAATTCTACGTCGCGTGGGATGTTCGCGCCGTTATCGCCGCCAGTCCAGAAACTGGGTCAGTGTATGACCCGTCCTCCGATCTGCCACAGCTATACGGTTTGAGGTTGCAGGAAATATCTTTTTCACCCACGCCTAACCGCACCCACGCTTTTGTAACCTTGACATTCGGGCCGACCACCGGCGGCGGGGGTGGGGGCGGTGGTGGAAACATTGCCGACGGAGACGTGGAGTATGTGTTGGACAATGGGACATTTGAGCGCCCATTGGAAACGAAGACCGGATACCTCACCCGATGGAACTACCGTCTCGCGGCAAAGGCTGGCGTCAACTCCACGCCGGGGTGGTGGTCAACAGCAACGGACACCACACTGACTGACGCCTTCGCCGTAGACTACGCATGGGTGAAGGACGACCCGCCCTCCGAATGGAAGATACTGGAAGAAAAGACCAAACCAGGGCAGGAAGCATACTACGTACCGACGCCCGTGGTTAACGCTCGCATTTGGTATACAGACAAGGAAGCGGCAAATGCCATTGCCAGTGATGTCGGCACCCGTGTCGCGCCTGCCGATGTGTTCGGGATAGTCGGCGGGGAATGGCTTGTTACCTCGGCCAGACTTAACCCAGACGGCAAGCGTTGGTTGGTGGAGAAAACCTACACATGGGCGCTGTCATGGGATCACGATTTATATTCATAGGAGAGGCATGATTGTACCGCAAAAGCTACCGCCCGCCTATCCACTGGCTAAACTGCGCCAATGGCTCAACGGTTTACGCGATGCCGTTGCCGCTAATACGGTCAAAGGCGACAACAAAACCATCCTCGCCAACCGCGCTATCGGTGGAACAACGGTGTCCACCGTGCGATCTGGCGGGGGCGGCGGCGGGAAAACATCGTCGTCAACACTATACGCCAAGATCACCGGCACAACCACGACATGGGTATACACCGCCACCATCTACACACAACTAGACGATACCGGAGCGCCCCACGGAAGCGGCACCAGTGGTCAGACCGTCAAGGTTCCAACCGACTATCTCGCGTCCGGCGAGGTAATCCCCAACGACACCATCCTAGAATGTCGAAAGGTGATATGGGCGGCGTCCTCAACTCTCGCCACCACAACCACTTACTACACGGCTACCCAGCATCTCGGATTAATATAGTTGACATTTCGCAAAGAACAAAGGGAATACAATGGCGAACAAGGTTATATACTTTGACTGGGTGAACCAGGTACGTGTCCTTGCGGGCGGCTCTCGCGACCCCAACCCCATCCGCTTGTATTACGGGGAGGTTCCCAACTGGGAGATACATTTCGTTACCGTCAGTGGCACCACGGTGACCGCAGTTGATGCCTCCGCAGTGGCCGCGTGGGCGGCGGCGGTGGATGATGATTTCGACTCCGCTACCACGCCGTGGGTGCGGGTGCTTGACGGCGATATTGATTCCACCGACGAGGCGAACGGTGTGATTGTTGTGCCGGTTGATTCCAATACCGCCACATTTGCCACAGGCATCGGGACATCTGAAAGCGCCCAGGCGTACTTTGAATTGCGCGGGCTTAACGCTTCCGCTGAACTGGTCACCTATGCACGGTTTGCCATTACCGCCGCAAACACCATCGATCCGGCTGGCGGCGATCCGCCAGACCCGACCGGCAACTACTACACCAAGACCGAATGCGACGCCTTGTTTGCCACGCTATCGGGTGACGCGGACATCGAGATCACCGGGGGCACAGCGGGATTCATTCTCGAAGACCGCACCACCGCCACTAGATACCGGTTCTTCGTGGACAACGGCGTCATCGGAATCGAATCCGTAAGCTAAGGGGCAATACAATGGCCAATACAGTCACCATTTCCGCCGGTGCCGACTGGACTATCAATCTCGATTGGGGTTCAACCGACATCGACGGCTACTCGTTCTACGCCACCATCAAGCGTTCGCCGGGGCAGGCTGACGCCGCCGCCGCCGCGACAAAGGACGTAACGGTGAGCGGTGCGGCAACTGATGTCGATTTGACGTTCACCGGGTCCACCACCGCCGACCTGCTCGGCACCTATTACTTCGATGTCAAGGTGAAGGACGGTTCCGGCAACCTTTGCATCATCCCACCGGATGGGCCGGATAAGTTGATCGTAGTCAACCCGGCGACCACCAGGAGCAGCTAATGGCCACCACCTACACAGTCACGCTCGGCAGTACCGAGTACAGCGTCACCACGAATACGACTATATTCAGCGTCGTGCGCGGGGCGACGGGTGCCGTAGGTATGACATGGCAGGGCGCGTGGTCTGGCCTTACCGCATACGCGCTCCGCGACGCGGTGTCGCTTGACGGTTCCTCTTATGTCTGCATCCAGGCCAACACCAACCAAGACCCGGCAACAGAAACAGCATACTGGTCGGTTATTGCCAGTAAGGGTGACACCGGCCCCGCCGGCGGCTCGCTCCCCATCGGCACCGTTGTCCGTGCCTCACAGACCCCAGGCGCGACATGGTTGGCGTGTGATGGATCGGCCTACACGCAGGCGGCTTACGCCGACCTCTACGCCACCATCGGGCTGATGCACGACTTCGCATCATGGACGGCGGTTGGAATCAACAACTCCAGCGGCATGAGCCGTTGCGGTTACGGCAATGGGTATTTCGTGTCTGTCGAAAACGGCTCGTGCAAGTGGAGTAGTGATCTGGGCGCGAACTGGACGCGGGTGATAAACGCCGGAACATGGCGCGGCGTTGCGTATTCCCCGACCCTCGGCACGGGGCAGGGTATGTGGATTTGCGTCGGCGACGGCGGCATTATGGATTACTCCGTTGACAACGGCGCATCATGGGCGGCCGTCGCCACTCCGTCTTTTGGCGCATCGGCCATACAGGGGATTTGCTGGGATAGTACCAACGCGGAGTTTGTCGCCTGCGGTGACAGTGGCAAGATTGCCAACTCGGCAGACGGCGCCACGTTCACGCAACGCACAAGCGGCACCGGCAGCACTCTCTACTCAGTTGCACATGGAGCGGGGGTGGGTCTAACTGTTGCCGTCGGAACCAGTGGCGCGTTAATCTCCTCCCCAGACAATGTGACATGGACGAGCCGAACCATCGGCGTTGCCTCGGTCAACCTATACGACGTGTGCTGGGCCGCGAACATCGGCACGTTCCTTACCTCCGGCCAGACGGGGCGGGTGGCATACTCACACACAGGACTCAACTGGCAGGCCATGTATATCACCCATGCCAACCAAATCCAGATGAGGATAGGCACGGACGGCTCTCGGTTCCTTATTGGTGACTATACGTCCAACGAGATGACGCTGATGGGGGCCGACATGATACCGCATAAGGTGGCGCAATACA